ACCTGGCGGTAGAGCTTTTCCTGCCGTGCCTCTTCGGGCGTTTCGGGGATCTGGCGCGGCATCAGGGCTTGGCCTTTTTGACCGGAATGATGCTGTAGGGCTCCAGCCAGACGATGGTGCCGTTCATCAGACGGCGCGGGAGCCAGGCGAAACGATCGTTGGGGCCGAGGGGTTTGAAGAACCGGATGCGCATGAAAACCTCCGATGATGAGGGTGTCAGGAACGGGCGGTCAGGGCTGGGCTGCCATCGCCAGCATCGTGGTGCAGACGCAGGCAAACAGCAGCACCGCGAAAACGATGCGGTCCATGGCGCGGCGGATGGCCGGGCTGACCGGGCGGTGCGGGGCGATGATGCTGCCGAACGCGCGAGCGGGGTCGTCTGTTCGGGCGGGCTTGCAGCTGCGGCAGCGGCAATAGTGATCGTGGATCGGTTCGCGATGGTCGATCATGCCGCACCGCCTTTCGCTTCCAGAACGTGCACGACAGCCCAGCCTGAAGCGCGGAGCTTCACAAACCCGCCGTGATAAGCGTTCAGCAACCCCAAGCCCGTCTGCTGCCATGCGGGCAAATTTTCCTCGCCTTTGCGGGCAATATCGAGCCGTTTCCGGGCGATGCGTTCGATCTTGCCCCTGCGCCAAGGCCAAAGCGGCAGATATTTCAGTTTGGGAGCGCAAGTGTCCCCCTGTGCCCAATTCGACCGCTCGGCGCTGGCGACAGCCAGCAACAGCCTCACCTCGTCAGGTGTAAGTGCCAATTCGGCGGCGCGGTCATGAGCAAAACCGATATTGATCGATCGCTGTGCTTCGTGCGCATATCTGAAACCAAGGGCTTCTTTGACCTCAATGTGTGTTTTGCCTTTCCTTGCCAGCGCCGCTGCCTCGATGCATTGGTCCAGATAGTCGGTCATGCGGCACCGCCTGCACCAGCGCGGGCGCGATGGGCGAGGCGTTCACGCAGGCGGGCCTGTTCGCGTTCGCTGGGGGCGGGCGGGGCGTTGCCGATGGCGTTGGTGCCCGAGCGGTGGAAATCGCGCCAGGCGAGCCATTCGCCGCGATCCCAGATGGAGCGGGCGCAGATATTGTCCGCGCCGGTGGCAGGCACGCCGCCCGTGGTGCGCGGGTTGCGCGGCAGCGGCATGCCGGAGTGCACGGCGAGCGCGCGCAGCTTGTCGATCGCGGTGCGGGTGGCATAAGCGCCAAGGCCCAGCTCTGCGATCACATCGGCCAGCGCCATATCGCGCCAGGTGGCGAAGGTGCGGCGAGGGGCACGGCCTGCCGGGGGCGCAGGCGGTGCGGGCGGGGTGGTGCCCAGACCGGATTTCAACGGTGCGGGCGGGTTATCCTGGGGTCGGTGGAACGGGACAACAACGGACATGGTAGCCTCCTTTACGGCGGCTATTTTCACGGATGGCGAAATTGTTGTCCAGTGGAAAAATTCACGGATGGCGAAAAAATGTGCCATTCCCGCCAGATTGGGGGCAAGAGAAAGGCCGCAACCCTGGGGGATTGCGGCCAGCGATTGTCCAGATGGTGGCGGAAATTGTGGCTAGGCGGCGCTCTTGCGCGAGCGCGGCAGGGGCGGTTCAACCGGTTCCGGCTTGTAGCCGATCAGGTGTTCCGCCGCGCCGAGCAGGGCGGCGCGGTTTGCCTCTGGCGCGGCGCGCAGTGCATCGATCAACGCGCGTTCCTCATCGTCCAGCACATTGGGATTGTTCTCAACGGTCAGCAATTCGGACGGCGCGACGCCAAAGACTTTGGCCAGGCGCTGCATCCATTCAAGCGACAGGGTGCGTTCGCCGCGTTCCATCATGTTGATGGTGGAAATGGCGCAGCCCGCTTCAAGCGCGACCTGTTCCTGCGTCATGCCGCGATCGAGCCGCAGCTGGCGCATGCGATTGGGGGAGCGCTTGGATTGAAGCTTGGCCATGGGGAAAGGTAATATCTGCGCAGACTGCATCATGTCTTTTCGTCTCCGTGATGTCGGAAGATTTTTCCTCTGGACAAAATTTTCGCTTCCGTGAAAATAGCGGGCATGATGGTAAACGCAATACACCCGTTGAAGCTGTGGCGGCTCACGCAGAAGGTGGGCGATGAAAAGATGAGCGCGACCTATGCGGCTCAAGCGATCGGCGTTGCTGTCAGCAGCTGGTCCGTGTGGGAGAACGGGCAGAAGGTGCCGAGCCCGGAGCAGATGCGCAAGATCTACATGCTGACGCGCGGGCAGGTGCGTCCAGACCATTTCCACGACATTGCCGCATGGCGGCAGGCGCTGTGCCAGAGCGTGAGCGAGGCCGACGCCGCATGACACGGATTAACCAGATTCCGGCGGGTCGCTTTGACCCCGATGCCGCCGGATGGCGCGGGGCGATGTTGAACACCCCCTTCCCTAGCCCCGCGCCTTACCCGTTCCCCCGGCAGTGACCGCAACAGGGGGAGGGGACAGATGAGCGGGATCCGCCATTCGATCAGCACTGACGAGATTGTCGCGCAGCTGAACCAGCGCGCGGACAGCCTTGCGCCCAAGCTGCTGCCCGGCGGGCGGCGCGAGGGGCGGCACTGGTGCTGCGGATCGATCAACGGCGAGAAGGGGAACAGCCTGAAGCTGACGGTTGCGGGCGCTGGCAAGGGGCTGTGGACCGATTTTGCGACGACGCAGGGCATGCCCGAGCATGGCGGCAACATGCTGCAGCTGGTGGCGATCACGATGTTCGGCGGCACGCATCCCGATGCGTATCGGGATGCGGTGGCCTGGGCCAAGAGCGAGCTGGGGCTGGATGACCTGGACCCGGCGCGGTTGCAGACGATCAAGCGCGAAATCGCGGTGCAGCAGGCGAAGGACGATGCGGCAGCGCGCAAGCGGGCCGAGCGGATGCGCGACAAGGGGCGGCACCTGTGGTTCAGCGCGGTGGAAGGGTTAGGCACGCCTGCCGAGCTGTATCTGCGCGGGCGGGGCATAGACCTGCGCGGCTTTCCTCCCGAATATCGGCGCTGGCCGCGCGCGCTGCGCTATCATCCGCGCGCCTGGTGCAGCGAGATTGGCGGCGAGCTGCCGTGCATGGTGGCGGCGATCTTCTCGATCGAGGGCGAGCTGATCGCCTGCCATCGCACCTATCTGGACCTGACGCTGCTGGACCAGGGCATTGTGACCAAGGCGAAGCTGAAGGACGCCAAGCTGACGCTGGGCCCGTATGCGGGCGGGCACCTGCCGCTTTGGAAGGGCGTCCACGCGCAGAAGCTGGCGGCGATTCCGCATGGCACGGATATCTATGTTTCTGAAGGGATAGAGGACGGGCTTTCGATCGCCATGGCCTTCCCCGAACGGCGGATCGTGGCGGGGGTGGCGCTTTCCAACATTGGCGGGATGCAGCTGCCCGACCAGGCGGGGCGGATGGTGCTGATCGGCCAGAATGACAGCAACGAGACGACGATCGCCGCCTTCGAGACGAGCATCGCGCGGCAGCAGCGCGCCGGGCGCAAGGTGGCGACGATCTTTCCGCTGCCCGATTTCAAGGATTTCAACGATCAACTGTGCGGCAAGCGCATGAAGGTGGGTGCATGATGGCAGAGGATTGGAAGCCGGGGGATTTGGCGCTTTGTGTCGAGTGGCCGCACGACTGCGCGTATCCGCCCGATGCGCCTGCAACGCCAATTCCAGGGCTAACCTACACCGTCATCAGGGTTTTCGTCGGGATTGACGTGCTGTTTAACAGGCATCTGGGCTTGGCATTTGCGGAAATTGAACGCGGCATTTCGCCATTGTGGCACGTAAAAGCCGAAGGATATCAGGCCCGCTATTTCCGCAAGGTCCGCCCGATGGACGCGGATGAATTCGACCGCGAGGTGATCGAGGCGATGAACGGTCAGCCGGTGGAAACTGCCGCCTGATGCCTGCCAATCCTTCCGCTATTCGCGCGCAAGCCGAGGAACCGCGCGACGCGCCGGAGCTGGGCGTGGTGCGTGATGATGCGATCGAGCCGGATGAGCCGCCGATGCTGGAAGGCTGCCCGGTGCAGCCGCTGGGCCGGTTGAAACAGCGTTTCTATTTTCTGGATGACGAGCGCCAGCTGATCGACCTGGGCACCGACTTCAAGAAAGGCGAGATCATGGCGCTGTTCGGCAGGCACATGGCCTGGCTGGACCGGCGCTGGCCGCAATGGCGCAATGTCGGCACGCAGGCGAAGCCCGAAATGGTGCAGGACGGTTTCAGCCAGAAGGAAGTGCAGCGCGACCTGATTGCGGCGTGCGCGCATCGCGGGCTGTTCGACCCGCAAGGCCGGGTGCGCGGACGCGGTGCGCACCAGGGCAGCCATGACGAGCTGGTGCTGCATTGTGGCGATGCGGTGCTGGTATCCGGCGGGCGCACGGCGCACGGGCGGATGATGCCGCCGACCTATCACGAACCGGGCCTGATCGGCGAATTTGTCTATCCTGCAGCGTCGACGCTGCGCCATCCGCATGCGGTTGCCGCCGACACCGGCGATGCACTGGCGCTGATGGACATGCTGGAAACGTGGAGCTGGGGGCGCGGGCGCATCGACGCGCTGCTCATGCTGGGATGGTATGCCGCCGCGAACATCGGCGGGGCGCTGAAATGGCGTCCGCACATCTGGGTTCATGGCCCGAGCGGGTGCGGCAAATCCACGCTGGAAGACCTGTTTCGCGCGCTGATGGGCGATTGGGCGATCCGCACCGAAGACGCGACCGAGGCGGCGCTGCGCCAGACGCTGAACATGGACACGCTGGCCGTGATGTATGACGAGGCCGAGCCCGACGAGGACGGCAGCCGGGCGATGAGCAAGATCGTGAAGCTGGTTCGCCTGGCTTCATCGGGGTCCAGCTCGATGCGGGGCGGCACCGACCACAAGGCGCAGGAATTCGTCATCCGGTCGTGCTTCATGTTCACGTCGATTCTGCACCAGGAGCTGCCGCAACAGGACCGCAACCGCATCACCACGATGCAGCTGGGCCCGTTGCGGCAGGGGCTGGCGCGGATGACGATCAACGAGACGAAGCTGGCCGAGCTGGGCCAGAAGATGCGGCGGCGGATCGTGGAGCAATGGCCGCGCTTCAAGCGCACGCTGCTGGCCTATCAGGCGGAAATGCAGGAACAGGGATATGAGGCGCGGCACCAGGACCAATATGGCACGCTGTTGGCCGCGGCTGACTTGCTGCTGTATGAGACTGCCCCGGACCCGATGGATATCAACGAGGCCGAATACCGGGTGCACGATCATGTCAAGCAGCTGGCGGGCGTGCTGGACACGGTGCGGCGCGAGGCGGAAACCGACACCGACCGGTGCATCCGCTATCTGGCATCGAAGCGGCTGCCCGCTGCCGGCGGCGCGCAGCAGGAGACGGTGAGCCAGTGGGTTGAGAAGGCGCTGAAGCGCAGCGAGATGGCGGGCGATGGTGCTGCTGGCTATGGCGACTTCAACAGCAAGGCGCATGACAAGCTGAAAAGCCACGGCATGAAGCTGGTGGAGCTGAAGGCGAAAGAGGGCGGGCGCTTTGGCCTGACCGAGTTTACCGGGCGCACGATCAAGGTGTTTCTGGCGATCGCCAACAAGAGCAATGCCGGGATGGCCGAGCTGTATCAGGGCACCATCTGGAACGGCGGGGTGTGGACGCAGAGCCTGGCGCTGCTGCCCGAAGCGGCGAAGGGCGACGGGTGCAAGACGCGCTTTGCAGGCCCGGCGGAAAACTGTCTGATCCTGCCGGTCTATCACCTGGTCGACCTGGACGCGATTATTGCGTGGAACCGCGCCAATGGCGGGCATGCGGACGGGCTTTGACGAGGGGAAATTCAATGGCAAACGAGACCGAGAAAGGGCGTGATGGCTGGATCATGGCCATGGGACGCAGGCTATACCACGTATACAAGCAGGATTTTCCGATGGAATTCTGGTATGGCCTGACGCCCGATGCGAACCGTGAAGATAGCCTGGGCCTCATCGATGTTCGGACGCTGCCTCAAAAGTATGTGCACAAGCCGGTGACTGTCCAATGGACTAAAGTCCCAAAGCGCAGCTTCGCCAAAGCGGTGCGCGAACAGTTGAAGGCTCATGCGTTGGCTTTTGCGAGCGCGATAGCCGATGGTTATGACTTGGCCGAGCATGCTGCGCGTGAAGAACAGCGTTCACGGGAGGAATGGGAGGCCGATAGCCAGCGGCAAAGCAAATACCCGGCGACATGTTTGGCCTGCAACTTGCCATGGGATGATTGCGACTGCCATCCGTTCTAGCGTCTTGCCGTTAATCGTTCGATATGCGAGCCTAAGCCCACATATCGAAAGGAACCGTCATGTTGCTGCTGCTGCTGATGATGCAAGCGACAGTTGCTGAAAAAGAGGCGGCATTAGCTCAGAGCCAAAGCCAATATATCGACTGTCTCTACGCTGCTGCCACAGTGTTCGCTTTAACCGACGAAAAGACGGAGACAGCCGTAACTGCGTCGATCGCAAAGTGTGAGGACAAAGGCAGGCTTTATCAAGCACGGTTAGCCTCAATGCTGGTGGCAAAGGGTTCTGACATCAATGCCGCTGACCGGATATATACCGGTTTCAAGACTGAGGCTCGCGAGCAGCTGACCCTTCATGTTGTTGAGCTGAGGATGCGGAAAACCGCTCAGGCAAAGCCTTAGGAACCGGAAGAGCTCCGCCAAGCGTGTGATCGGGGCTGGCGGCCAGCAGCAGCGGCAAATCTGCGCGCGGCTGCTGGCTGGCGGGCGTGGCGGCTGTGCCGAACAGGTCCAGCTGGGTCATAGCGCCAACTCCGCCTGCCATATTTGCCCGCCACCGGTATTGCGCTCGCGGCGGCGATGGTCCGCTGCCGCGCGCTCGAGCTGATCCGTGCGCAGGTGCGCCAAGCTGGCGGCGCGATCTGCAAATTTCTCTCGAGCTATGCCGTCGCGCCATAAGCGATCAATCCCCGCGCGCAATCGGGCGTCAGTCTGTGCCAGGCGATCAAGCGCAGCAATGACGAACGCGCCGTCATATTGCTCAAAGCAGCCATCAAACCCGCGCGATCCGATGCCGGTGTCGTTTGCGATGCACTTGGCAGCGAGCTGCACGCGCTGCCAGAAAGGGCCGGGCGTTTCAGGATAGTGCGGGCAAGGGGCCTTTGACCCGCAAGCCTCGCAGGGGATGCGCCATGCGTAGCTGCGGGTCATGCTTCGATCGCCTTGATTTCGATGCCAGCCAGGTTGCCATCCGTGAACCCATCGGCGAGCCTGCGCCCCCGGATCATGAGCCAGCCAGCTTCGACTTCATAGCCAGTCACTTCAACGCGCGTATCTTTGCGGTCATTGCAGATGACGATCTTGCCAATCGCCGGTGGATCGATGGTGGCATTGCTCCAAAGGGCCTTGCCTGCATCGCGGTTAAGCAGCTTGTTGCCGTCCCACTGGGCGAGGGTCCAGTCAGGGCAGTTGGTGAGGGTCTGCATGATTAGCTCCTTCTAAGAGTGCGCCACTTTGGCCGCACAATGCCCGCCCGGACCCGATCCGGGCGGGTGGGGTGCGGTCAGGCGGGTTCGACTTCCTGCGCGTCCTGGGCGACGCTGGCGGGCATGGCATTGGCCAGCACAAGATCAGCGGCTGCCTGTGCCAGTGCGGCCGCGCGAAAGATGGCCTTCTTGTCGCTGCGCAGCTTCTTGAGCCAGCTGCCGACATACGCCGCGTGGCTCTCAAAATGATCGCCAGCGATGCCCAAGCGCGCGCAGACAAAGGCCGCGCCGATTTCTGCAACCAGTTCCTCAAAGGCATAGGTGGCGTCGCCAAACTGCTTGCCGAACTCACGGCCAAGGCGCGACTTGTGACCGGTCCAGTGCACCAGCTCGTGCGCCATGGTGGCGAGATAGCCGCCGACGCTCTTGAACATCACGAACTCGGGCAGTTGCACATGATCCGCCAGAATATCGAAATAGGCGCGATCGCCGCCTTCCCGGATATCGGCCCCGCAGCTGCGCAGCGCAGATTCCGCGTCGTTGTCGCGCTGCATCGGATCAAGGATAGGCTCGGCGACGGCAAACTTGCCTTCGGGCAGCCCGTCGATTTGCTCGACGTTGAACACGGTATAGCCGCGCAGCACCCGCACCCGCACCTTGCCATTATCATCGGCGCGAGTGTCGTCCTGATCTGCGTTCTTCTCGTATTGCTTGTAGAAGACCACGGGCGAGCCTTTTTCGCCCTTGCGGACGCAGCCGCCCAGCTTGCGCGCCTGGTCAAACGTCATCCATGTGGGGTTGCGATAGCCCTTGGCCGCGCCGATCATACCCAGCAGCAGCGTGTTGATGCCCTGATAGGCCTGGCCGGTGACGCGAAGGGGAAGGCCGGTGGTGATCCAATCGGCCTGCCATGGCTTCGTGCCTGCCTCGATGGCGGCGATGAAGCGGTCAGTGATTTCCTGGTGAAGATCGCGGGTCATGTGGCTGGCTCCTGTGCCAATGGGCGCGGCTTCATTGCCGGGCCTTCTATGACATTAATCTTCGCCATTTGTGAAAGTCAAGCATTAATTTATAGAGGGTGAGGCTTGACGCCAAAGCAAGGCGACAGGCTGGCGCGTAGCGCCTGCCGGTGCGTCGCCTTTCCTCACTCTCTCCCGCGATCGCGGGGCGATCATGGCGCTAATCCGCGCCATCCTGTCCTTATGCCCTCGCCCTCGCCCTGACCCGTATTTGGCGGGAATTAATGCTAGCGGCGGGTTAGGGGGATTATTCCGATGTTCCGTCTGACCGATAGCGTCGGAACATGTGCAAGCTATTGATATATAGCGGATTTATCGCGTGTTCCGGTTGTTCCGGTCAAATGGGCGCAAGCCTCGATGCATGATGTGCGCGCGATCATGCGTGCGGGCGCGTGGATCGTCGGAACAAGCGGAACATTCGGCTATATTCATCATAAAGCATTGAGATATATAGGTAATGTTGTTCCGTTGGGCTGTTCCGCCGCGCTTTTTCGAGCGGAACAGCCGGAACAATCGGCGGCGCTATTGCTCGGGTTTCGCCATTTGTGTATTTCCTCCCGTCGATGGGAACCGTCGCCGCCTCTCGCGATCGATCGCCGCCAGCTCGCCCGAATAAACAAAGGGGCGGATATTCGCTGCGCGGCTCTCAATGGGTGTTGGGTCGGCGTGCGTGCGCGGTTCCGGGGAAATTCGCTGGCGGCGGGTCGGTCGCCTGGCGGATCGGGCGCGGTGGCGAGCGGCCTGGGAACCGCTGCAGCTGCCGCGCCCAAAGCGTGCGGAATCAGGCGCTTAGCGGCCTCGATACGCACGGCGTCGCATGGCTGCCGTCGCATGGTATCGCCCATACCATTGAAAAGACGTGCTTTTATTGTGCCGTGCGCTTAACTGCCGGTTTCGCGCGCGGGGTCGCCGCGCCGATCGGCAGGGCGGGGGGGGCGTCCAGGAGGCACCCGGCCATGGCCGGGGGGCGTCCCCCCTTCGCCGCGCGCGCCCGTGTCTCAGGGGGGTCGCGTCCGCGCAGGCCAGAATTTCAGAGCTTCGCCCGAAGCGATCGAGGCCCATCCGGCCCCGTCCCTCATGACTGCAATCGGCGGGTGCGCGGAACGTTAGCCCGGCCAAATGGGGTCGGGGGTGCGGGACGCGCCGAAACGCGCGAAATCAGCCGAAAAACGGCAGAAAACCGGTGTGAAGCGGACGGAAAAGCGGCGGTTGGGCTGGGTCGGGGAGCATCGGGCCTGCGTTTCGGGTCGGTGAGCGGCCAGGGGAGCCGGGATGCGCACGCTATGGCGGAGGGAATCGCATGTCAACGGACATGACGAGCATCGCCGCTGCCGTGCAGGAAACGGTGATCGGTCGCGGCCTGCTGGGCGTGGAAACCACGGTCGAGCAGCTGGACCTGCTACGCGATCCCGAGACGGGGCGGCTGCCGGTCAACACCTTCCACCAGATGCGGGAGCGCGGGCGCGGTCGTCCGCCGGGTTCGCGCAACAAGGCGAGCAAGAAAATCGCGCAGCTGGTGTGCCAGACCTATGGCGATCCGGTCATGGAGCTGGCGAATATCGGCTTTCTGCCGCTCGATCAGATGGTCGAGACGCTGCTGCTGGCGACGGGCAACAGCAAGGTCGAGGAAAAGCTGACTGAAATCGCCGACGCGCTGACCGCGAAGATCACGGCGCTGCCCGCGAATGCCACGAAAGAGCAGCACGAGGCGCTTTCCGACCTGGCCGAGAGCGTGATGCAGGCGCTGCACCGCTATGCGCTGAAGCCCGGCGACCTGGCCGAGAAGGCCATGAAGATCAAGAAGGACGCGCTGAAGGAAGTTGCGGCCTATGTCCACGGCAAGCAGCCGGTGGCGGTCGATGTGACGCACAAGGCCGACCTGATCCTGAACATTCCGGGCCTGACGGACCCGACGCACCTTGCGGAATATGCCGAGGCGGATTTGCAGGAATCCGACCTGGAACACATGGAATTCGCCGATTTCAAGCCCGTGGATGGCGACAATGCTGACGGGTGAGCTGATCGGTCTTCGCGACCTGACGGAATGGACCGAGTTCCTGGCGCGTGCGCAGTCGCTGCGCGATGTGTCGCCGGCGTCGCTGACGGTTGAACAGGCGCGGATGGTGCAGGATGCCGAGCGCGTCCGCCAGCGGCTGACCGAAATCGAGCTGGACCAGTTGGAGCCGGAAGCTCTGGGCCGCTATGGCGACCTGATCGCGGCCGCCAAGGGCATGACGATGAAGCCGGTGGGCCCCGTGGCGCATGCCTTTCGCACCGACAGGGCGGCGGTCAGCACGATCATGGGCCCCTATGGGTCGGCAAAGACCACGACGGGCATGCAGAAGGTGCTGAATTCGGTGATGTGGCAGCCGCCGGGGCCGGATGGCGTACGCCGCGCGCGCTGGTGCATCGTCCGCGACACCTATGGCCACCTTGAGGCGAACATCATGGCCGACTGGTTCATGTGGTTCCCGAAGACGGAGAAGAATTACAACCTGCGCCAGAACACGCACAAGCTGTGGATCGATATCCCGGTGGCGGGCGGGCAGGTGATGAAGCTTTACCTGGAAGTGCTGTTTCGCGCGGTGGAATCGCAGTCTGCCGAGGAGCTTTTCAAGGGTCTCGCCCTGACGGGGCTTTGGCTCAACGAAATGGACACGCTGCATTACGACGTGTTCAAATACGGCTTCCCGCGCCTTGGCCGCTATCGCCCGCCGGGCACGCCAATCGGGGGCTGGTCTGGCCTGATCGGCGACATGAACGCGCCTGCGGAAGACAACTGGACCTATGATTTCAACGTCAACAAGAATATCGGGCTGACCGAGGATCAGATGCGCGAATATCGCAAGGTATTCGGCGACAATTTCCGCGTGAATTTCCATGTCCAGCCCGGCGGGCTCGATGCCGGGGCGGAGAACCTGGCTAACCTGCCACCCGGTTACTATGACCGCATCCAGATCGGGATGAGCGAGCAGGAAAAGCGGCGCTTCATCCACAACAAGTTCGGCGCGGTGCGCGACGGCAACCCGGTCTATACGCAATACAGCGACGAGCGGCATTGCGTGCGCGACCTGAAGGTCGATCCGCGCGTTCCGGTGAGCCTGGCGCTCGATGGCGGCAACACGCCTTCGTGCCTGTTCGGCCAGAAAATGCCCAACGGCCAGATCCGCATCGTCGATGAGGTTGTGGTTTACAAGCCGGGCAAGAAAGCGGTGCTGGAAAAGCTGGGGGCCAAGGAATTCGGCCAGCAGTGCGGCGAATACTGGAACGACAATTTTGCCGGTTGCCGCCTTTCGGACCTCAACTGGGCCGATCCGTCGGCCTGGTATGGCGACAGCGCCAAGAATGAGGAAGATCGCGCCTGGATCATCCGGTTTGTCGAGGGTTTCAACGAAACCGCGATCGGCGCGAAGCTGAAAATCAAGCCCGCGCCGGTCAAGGCCAACCGGATCGGCCCGCGCCTTGAGGCGGTGCGTGACGTGCTGAAGGGATCGATCGATTCCGTCCCCAAGTTCGTGATTTCCGACCGCTGCAAGGTGCTGCGGGAGGGCTTCAACCGGGGGTATGTGACCACGCGCGTCGAGTTTTCGACCGGCGGCGGGCGGTGGAAAGACGAGCCGCTGAAAAACGACTTCAGCCATGTGCACGATACCAACCAGTATCTGGTGCTGGGCTTCACCAAGTTCGAGGGCTGGGAAGACGCGGATGCGCGCGATCGCCAGCGGCGCGGCGCTGCGCAGGGGCGCAGGCCGAAGGTCGATTATGGCCGGGGCTATTTCAGACCGAGGGGAGCTTAAACCATGTCCGTTGTTGGAAAGGTGCTGGGCGGTGTTGCGGGGCTGCTGATGCCCAACCTGGTGAAGAAACCGAAGCAGCCGGTGGCGCAGCCAGTGGCCACGCGCAACGAGGCGCGCGAGGCCGCGATGCGCAGCGACGCGCTGACCCGCCGGGCGGGATATGCCGCCAATGTCGTTACCGGCCCTGCCGGAGCAGAAGCGCCGCGCGGTGCGGCCAAGGTGCTGCTGGGCACCTGACCCCCGGCGATCGAGCGAAGGACGAAGCCATGAAAACCTATATCGGCACCAAGATCATCAATGCGACCCCGATGACGCGCCTCGCATACAATCAGCTGCGCGGGTGGACGCTGCCCGCTGACGAAAACGGCGACGACGAGGGTTATCTCGTTGAATATGTGGACGGCGGCGCGGCCAATCATCCTGATTATGCGGGCTATATCAGCTGGTCGCCGAGTGCGGTTTTTGATGCGGCCTATGCACCGTCGGGTCAGATGACGTTCGGCCATGCGCTCGAAATGCTCAAGCGCGGCCACCGCGTTGCGCGCGCTGGCTGGAACGGCAAGGGCATGTTCCTCTTTCTGGTCCCCGGCTCGACCTTCAAGGTCAACCGCCCGCCGCTGCTCGGGATTTATCCCGAAGGCACCGAGGTCAACTATCACGCCCATATCGACATGAAGACCGCCGATGGTCAGGTCGTGCCGTGGCTTTGCTCGCAGACCGATGCGCTCGCCAGTGACTGGTGCGTGCTGGATTAATCGCTTCAAACCGAAAGGAAGCAACCATGACCAAGGCCAAGAATGTTTTACCGCAAGACAAGGGCGGTGAAGGCGAACCCACTGAAAACAAAGGGGAAAGCACCCCAAACGGCGCAGAAAAAAAATTGCAGAACGATGTCGATGGTTCCCCGGATGCGGGTGCGCGGCAGGATGCCCTTGCGAACGGCGATGGCAGCGCCATTGATCGAGCTGCGGCGGCGATCGATTCTGCAATGGAATCGCTCCAATCACTCGATGAAGTGTTGTTCGACAAGATTGGGATGCAGCAGGTGCAGCGGCCCGACAATCCGCTGAACGATGTTGTCATGTCGATCGCGGTCATTGAGACGATCAAGTCAATTGCCGTCGATGCTGTCCGCGAAGCCCTGCCCAAGATGCTGGCCGAGGTCGAGGCGGCGCGTCTGGCGCATGCCGAGCGGGCGGCGAAGGAAAAGCAGGACGCGGAGCTGGCCGAACAGCGCAAGGCCGACCAGGACCAGCGCAACCGTGAGAAGCGGCAGCAGCGCGAGGAACAGAAGGCGCGCGAGAAAGCGGCAGAGGCGCGCGCAGTCGAGCTGGAAGCCTCGGCGGATTTCTATGCCCACATCACGGGCAGCGAATTTCCCCTGGCCGAGATTGTCGCGCGCGTGCGGGGCGCTGAGCGCCTGCTGGTCATGTTTGCCGATGGCAAGCGGTTCAATATCGACCTGAAGCATGTGGTCACGCCCGCCGACCTGAAGGCGCACGGCGAAACGCTGCTGCTGGGGCAGCGGATCGACGTGCCGGTGGACGTGCCGACCGATGCGCTGACCGAGTGCTGGCTGATCCCGGTGGGCGAGGCCAATCAGAAGGCCGATTGCGGCCTGCGTGCCGACCTGGGCAGCGCCATCGCGATCGGCGGGGGCAGACCGGTCATGTTCCCTGCCGAATCCATTGCCTGGCGCTGCTGACACCAGCGCCACACTCCACCTGACGGGGCAAGACTGACATGTTCAATGCAGAGCAAATCATCAAAGACCAGGCGCGCATGGAGAGCGAGCGATCGACGTTCGATGCCATGTGGCAGGAGATTGCCGAGCTGGTCTTGCCCCGTCAGGCCAGTTTCACGGTGCAGCAATCCGAAGGGTCGAGCCAGACCAGCAAGATTTTCGACAGCACCGCGGCGCAGGCGCTGGAAGATGGCGTATCGAATTTCGTCAGCCATGTGATGCCGCGCGGCCAGCGTTACCAGATGCTGGAACCCAAGGATGAGGCGCTGCTGAACAACCAGCGCGTCATGGCCTGGTATGAGCTGAAGACGACGCAGCTGCTGCAGCTGCGCCACGATGCGCGCAGCGGCTTTGTCAACCAAAGCAACGAGAGCGTCGCCAGCCTGCTGGCGTTCGGGCCGCAGGCGATGTGGGTGGACATGCGCTATGACCGGCTGACGGGGCGGCCCGTGGGCTTTCGCTATTCGAGCGAGCATGTCGGCACGGTGTGGATCGACGAGGATTTCCAGGGCAATGTGATCCGCACGCACCGCAAGTTCACGCTGACTGCCGAGGCGGCGTTCAGGAAATGGGGCGAGAAGCTGCCCGGCAAGGTGCTGGAAAAGGCGCGCAACCCCAAATCGCAGCACAAAAAGTTCACCTTCATCCACCGGATCGAGATCAACCCCAGCCCAATTCCGGGCCGCATCGACTGGCGCGGCAAGTTCTGGATCGGCTGCTATCTGTGCGTCGAGTGCAAGGAAGTATTCGGCGAGGGCGGTTTCAACACCAACCCGCTGATCTATTCGCGCTTCAGCCAGAGCCCCAACGAGAAA